GACACGGGAACGCTACCACGCGGCCCAGATCGGGAATGAAAACCGAGTGCCGAAAGCTGCGCCTGCCGATGATGAGGATCTTTCTGAGAGTGCCAGTCAAGCGGTGAAGAAGGAGCATGCGGAGCTGATCGAGGGTGTGCCGGTGAAGCCTGAATTTAAGGGGCTGAGCGCGCTGGAGCTGCGAGCGCGACTGCAACGGCTGCATGAGGCGGCTGATCTGCGGCGGCTGGGGCTGTGATCATTTTTTGTTAGTGGTGAACCAAAATAAAACTGAAAAAGCATGAACGAAAACAATGGCATTGCGGTGGTCAGATCTCTGGCCCGAGTGGAGGAATGGGAAGTCAATCCTCGTGGCAATAGCTGCGTGAAGATCGAGGAGATGATGGAATCTCTGACGCTGATGGGACTGCAAGATGCGATCCATATCTGGCCGCGTCCTGATCGGGATCTGCTGCTAAAGGGGCACCGGCGTTTCGCGGCGATGACTCGACTGGGCTGGGAGGAGTGCGCGCAGGTGATTCATCATTTTGATGATGAGGCACAGGCGTTTCAATACCTGCTGCAGGATCACGGGCACACTGAGCCGCTGAACAATGAGGAGAAGGTGTGCGCGATCGAAAACGGGGTGCGGCTGGGTCTGACGATTTCTGATTTGGCCCCAGCGATGGGGGTGACGCATGAACGGGCACAGCTGTGGTTTGATCTGGGTGAGGGTCTGTCTCAGGCGGGTCGGTCTGCCCTGGCTAAGGGACTGCTCAGCGTCAATGTGGCGGAGGTGCTGCTGCAGGTGCCGGATAAGAAGGACCGTGCTGCGGCGACTCAGCTGGTGCTGGAAGACATGATGGGCGAGCCGCTGAGCTATAAGGCGGCGCGTGACCTGGTGGAGGCAAACTACATTCTGCCTGCGAAGTATCGACGCCAATGGCTGGAGATGCAGACGCAGCTGAAGAAGCGGTTTCGGGTGATCGATGGCTACATCTACGTGGACTATGAGATCATGAGTGACTACACGATGGGGCTGAGTGGTCAGCCTTATCCTGACTTTGAATATGGTGACGGTCTGATGCCGAAGGGCACGGATGGTGAACGCTGGCAGGAGAAGGCGAAGCGGCTGGGTGTGCCGGTGTATGTGGTGCCTGCGCCGCTGCACTGTGACAAGTATGTGCTGCTGGTGAGCTGGAAGATGCTGCGTGATGCGGAAAGCGTGAAGCCTGCGGATCGGTCAGCTGACGTGCCAGATACGCTTGAGCAAGATGACGATCAAATGCATGTGGATTTTATACCATGCCAGGAGCCGGACGTGGAGAAGCACGCTGATTTGAATGATGAGCAGCGAGCTCAGGTGAAGCTGTTCATGGGTGCGATCTGGGAAGCTATGCAGGAGAAGCCTGCGGTGGTGATGACCAGCGGGCCGTGGGAGCTGGTGCTGGATCGGCTGGTCTTTCAAGCTGAGGTGGGGATGGACTGGGCTCTGCATGCTTGGCTTGGCATCAACAGCACCGATGAGCTGGTGATGTGGCTGAAGCAGGACAAGCGGCAGCGTGCGCCTCTCCGCCACGCTTTGATGCTGCTCATGGCGGCGGAGATCGATGCGGTGGGCTCTCCGGGCTACATGCTGAAACGTATGGCGCAGGAGGTCGGGCTGGATGCTGACACTCTGGGAGGGCAGACCTGGTGAACTATCTAACTAATGAACACGGGCCTGACATCACGATCACGATCACAGGTCAACGTGGCAGCGGTAAGAGCTGCCTGATGGGGGATCTGGTGGCGATGCTGGAGCTCTACGGCTGCGAGGTGCGCTGCTACAAACGCAGCCGCATGAGCGTGATCGATCACCCAATGCCGCCTCCGCCCGAGGGGCATTTTAACGCGATCAGGAAAATCAAAATGGTGGAGGTGAATTGAATTTCCAAAACCCATGAGAGACTACGAGGACATCAAAACGGACGTGATCGGCCGACTGGACATGCGCCAGGTGGCGGAGATGTGCGGGCTGGTGATGCGCCGATCTGGGCAGGGGGTGTGGGTGGCTTGCTGCCCGTTTCATGCGGAGAAAAGTGGCTCTTTCAACATCGGCGGTAAGAAGGGCTTTGAGCACAGGGCGCACTGCTTTGGCTGCGGGTGGGATGGGGACATCTTTTCGTTTTGGCAGGAGCTGAAGGGCTGCGACTTTAAGCAGGCTCTGCTGGATCTTGCCAGGGAGGCGGGTGTGCCGATGGGGGAGAACATCGAGTGGACGCGGCCGGAGGTGCCGCGGGTGAGGCAGCCGGAAATGCGGCCTGATGAGGAGTCTGAGCACCGGATGCCGTCACTGCCGCCACTGAGGCATCTGCGCCGTGAGGAGTGTGACCAGGTGGCGGCGGCGCGTGGTCTGGATGCTGAGGCGGTGTGGCTGTGTGCGCGGCGATTCCGCCGGATGGCTTTCTCGATGTGGCCGCTGTATGAACGCCATGGTCACTGGATGCAGCGCACCTGCGGGGCGGTGCCTAGCTGGTGCGCGATCGACCAGACGCGGAAGGTGGCGGAGTTTCGCCGTCTGGATAATGAGAAGTATGTGAGGCAGGATGGTGGGACGATCAAGAGCTGGAGCACGTGCGGGAAGAACTGGCCTGTGGGTGCGGCTGATATGAATGGCCGACCTGCAGTGCTGCTGGTGGAGGGTGGGCCTGATATGCTGGCGGGGTATCATTTCCTGCGCCTGCATGGGATGCTGGAGACGGTGGCGGTGGTGTGCATGCTGGGGGCGGGGAACCGCATCCGAGGTGAGGCCCTGCCGCTGTTTGCTGGCAAGCGGGTAAGGATCATGGTGGATGCGGACCCGCTGAAGGATGATGAGAACGCGAAGAAGCGGAAGATGCCAGGCATGGAGGCGGCGGCGAAGTGGACGCAGCAACTGACGGAGGCTGGGGCTGCGGTGGAGACATTCGCGGTGGGGCCGATCCACGCGCCGGACTCTCTGGCGGCGTGGGGCCGTGGTGAGATCCCGGCGGCTGAGGTGCAGATCGTGCATCCTGGCTTTCACCGTAAGGACGGCGAGCTGGTGAAGGATCTGAATGACTTGGCGCTATGTAGCCAAGATGTCCTGAGCAGTGCGGATGTGAGAGATGCCTTCCGCTGCTGGGACTTTTAACAAACCAATTTTTCAACAAACCAAGTGAGCAAACCAAAGAAAGCAGAGAAACTGCCTAACCCTAGACGTGGCAAGGTGGCGAAGTCGGAGGCGGATGCCCCGGCGTCATTCCAATCAGGCGAGGCTGCGGCTGCGCCTTTGTTTTTCGATTCTGCGACGGTCGCAGAAGAAATGAAAATTTATTGGAAGTCAGGGGACGGAGACAATTTTTACATGAAATCGGAGTCGATGGCGAGATGGGATCGATGGACGAAGGATGCGACGGTGGACTGCATGCGGTCTTTGCCAGGACGGATGATTGCGATCAAGGCGCGTGAGAATGAGATGCTGAGCGAGGCGAAGAAGGTGCTGCTGTATGTGCGGCAGAATCGTGCCCTCGATGATGTGATCCCTTCCCTGCCGGGCTATGAGAGCCGCGTGCATGAGCTGGACTCGGGCGAGAAGGTGCTGGTGAAGAATGCGCCGAAGCTGGTCAAACCTGTGGCCGGTGAGTGGGCGAATATGCGCCAGATGATTCACGGTTTGCTGGATCGCAGTGAGGGCGGTGGCACGGATCAGACGCCCTATTTTCACAGCTGGTGCAAGGTGGCGGCGGAGTCGATACGCGAGGGAGAGCCTGGTCACTGGCGTGCCGGTCATGCGATGATCCTGACTGGGCCACGAGGCTGCGGGAAGAACCGTCTGCAGGAGCAGGTGATCACGCCTCTGTTGGGTGGCTACGGTCGCTTTGCTGATCCGGCGAAGTTTCTCTTTGAGGCAGATGAGTTCAATGGTGACGTGTTCAGTGCTGAGCATCTGATGCTGTCTGAGATCCCGACGCCATCGCAGCGAACTGTGGACCGGACGAGCCTGGCTGAGAAGATCAAGCAGATCGTGGCGAACCCTGCGCAACGTATGCGACTGATGAGGACTGAGCCGTGCAGTGTGAGCCCTTTCTGGAGACTGACGATCTCGGTGAATGATGACCCAGATAAGCTGAGGAGTCTGCCGCTGATCACGAATGACTTTGGTGACAAGGTGCTGATTTTTCATTGTGCTTCGAAGCCTCTGCCGATCATCACGACGAACACGATCGAGAACCAGAAGGAGTTTCGTGAGACGATGGAGCGTGAGCTGCCAGCGTATCTTCATTGGCTGCTGAATGAGTGGCAGATCCCTGAGGACCTGAAGCAGTATCCTGAGGGGACCAACGCCACGCGCTTTGGCTTCCGTGAATATCACTCGCCGGTGATCAAGGGTGAACTGTGGGAAGATACTCCTGCGGCTCAATTGCTGAGCCTGATCGACTCGGCCACGTTTAAACGCAACGGCTCATTCCCAAGTGATGAGAACTATGCGGCCGTTCCTGATGATGCCAGATTATGGGACATCATCGGTGACAAAGACCTGGGCTATTTGCCCACCGGATACAGGGTGAAGCTGTGGCAAGGCAAGGCCGACACGCTGCAGATGCTTTTGACAGGTGAGTCTGGTTACCACTGCAACGTGGCAACCATGGCCAAGAAACTCTTCCAGCACAACAAATGCAGCCGCCTGCTCAGCGGCCTGCATGCTGAGGATACATTGAGAGACACAAGGATCTCCAAAGGAGATACCCGCGAGTGGAAGGGCTGGATCATCGGCCCACCTTCAGCCTAAGGGCTGCGCCCCTTTGATCGCCCGTTACTCGGGCTCAGAAAATCGGCTTGTGTGACGGCTCGTTACGCCTTTTGAAACGTCATGCCGTCACAGTGGAACGCCCAAAGAATAAGCGTGGAACGTTAGGCGTGACGGCGTGACGGTAAAACTTCCGGCATCCCCGCGTATCAAGCCGCGAATCTGTCTCTTTCTATACTCTCTATATTTTGAGTTAATCTGATTCAAATCTTCCGTCACTGCCGTCACCAACTAAAAAGGGAACGGTTCCACATATTGTTCCACAGTGACGGCTGGCGTTTCTCGGTGCCGTCACGGCCCGTCACCCCCGTCATGGTGGGGGCGGGTAAGGAATCTTTTTTTACAGCCCACCCTCCCCGCAGGTTTAATGTCTTCTTGCGTGTTTGGGAGTGGGTGCGCTATGGTGAATGCGCAATGATTCCGCGCAGGGTTTGCGTTTTGACATTGCGAGATGCGCAAAGGGGCAATTCGCGCAATGTCTGAGCATAGAAACGCAGATCTCATCACGGCTTACTGGCGTGAGGTGCTGCCGCATTGTGCGACAAAGCGCACGGCACAGGACCACTGCAAGAAGAACAACCCGAAGTGGATCGCGTGGCTGGCGACTCAGGGGCGGAAGGTTCACAGCCCGAAGGAGACTCCGGGGGTGGTGCAGATTTTGGCACTGACGAAAAGGCTGAAGGAATCGCCGCCTGGTGTGGAGGAGGGTGAAGATCAGGCACCGAAGCCGCCGGGCTACGGGAAGCCGATCGAAGAAAGGACGCCGGAGGAGCATGCGGAGGTGGTGGCGTGGCAGATGTTTACGGAGAATTCCTCGGCGGCGGAAAGGCTGGCGCGCTCAGATAGCATCACGGCGGCTGGCTTTGCGCGGATCGCGTGCCAGTGCCTGGCGTCGTATCATGTGGCCAGGGCGAAGCGGGTGCAGGCGGATATTGAAAACAAGCGGCTGCTGCCGGTTTCGGAATATGAAGCACTCTGCCAGGATGCGCGGAGGCTGGCGGATCTTTGGAAGTCATTGGTGCCAGACTTGGCGGCGCAGATCGATCCGACGAATCCGGGGAGGGTGCGAAATCTGTTTGAAGAGTGGATTCAGAAACGAATCAACCCGGTGGTGCAACGGTTCATCTTGAATGGGGAGCTTCCAGAATTAGCGGCATGAGTGCGCGGCGTGAACATTTCTTGAGGCAGTTCCTCATCGATCAGCGGCCTGAGGTGGTGGACTTTTTGACGAAAAACATTTCGATCCCGCGCTCGATGTCACCGGCGCGGGTGCATGGATCGTCGTCACCGTTTTCATTGCAGCATCAGGGCTTTGCGAAACATATCCTCGAATGCGCGAACCCATCGCTGGGGATCACGGATGTGACGACTTGCTCGGCCACGCAGGTCTTCAAAACTTTTGGCCTGCTGATGATGCTGGTCTATCGGATGGTGCACGTGCCTTCACCCAAGCTGATCGTGTTCCCGACTAAGGACACGGCCCAGAAGGCGGTGAGCAGAAAAAAACTGCAGCCGCTGATCAATGGAAATCCGATCTTGGCGGAGAGGAAACCCGCAAACAAAGACCATTTCACGGACATGGAAATGGACATGCTGGGCGGTGCGATCCGCCTCACGGGGACGAATTCACCCGCCAATCTGGCCTCGACTTCTGAGCAGGACATCTTTCAGGACGAGTGCTGCAAGTTTGAGCATCACAGCAATGAAGACAGCCCCGAGGCCCACCCGATGGATCTGGCCGATGAACGTGCGAAAAGCTTTGGTGCCGATGCCTTCCGCTACAAGTCGAGCTCACCGAACATTATCACCCATCCGTTTTGGACTCGGTATGAGGCGGGGTCGCAGACGCACTTCCTAGTGAGCTGCCCGCACTGCCAGCATCGTTTCCCGTTTGAGGATTGGCCTGACAAAACTCATGACGATCGTCATCCTGGCTATGAAAAGGTCGGGCCAGATTATCGGTCGCTGGTGTGGTCTCCTGAGGCCAAGGATTCCCGTGGGCTGTGGATCGAGCAGAAGGTGCGTGAGTCCATCCGCTTCATTTGTCCGGCCTGTGCGTTCCCGATCCCTGAGGACTGCCGCCTGGGGATGCTGGATGATGTGGAGAAGATGGACCTGAATCCCGGCGCGAGTGATCGCAACCGATCCTTCCGCCTGCCCAGCTTTTATTCACCGGCCCTGACCTTTGGCGACATTGCATGGAATCGCATCAAGCCCAGTGACCTGTTTGCCAATCATCAAAATCACGCGAACTCATGGCTGGCGAACTGCTGGAGTGATCTGGCCTACAATGTGAAAGAGGAAACGGTAAAGCAATGCATCAGCCGTGACTACGGGCGCGGGGCTTTGCCGTTCAAGCCGCGGCTGCTCATGATAACGGCTGACCCTGGTGAACGTCTCACGCATTGGGAAGTCACGGCGGTGGATGCAAACGGCGGTCTGTTTGTCATCGACTGGGGCACGCTGCTTTCTTCTCGTGAATTAATCTCGGCTGAGTTCCTGCGGCATCGGCTTTACACTGTGCCAGGCACCGGGGAAAAGATCGTGCCACAAGTCGGTTACATCGACTCAGGTTATTTGACGGAAACCCAGTATGATATTTGTCAGGCATCCGGTGGGTTCTATTGGCCCACCAAAGGTTCCGACGCCAAGCACGGAGCCATCAATGAGACTCGTGCAGCCTCTCGGCCTAACTTGAAACTCTACACGTATTCTGACACGCAGGCCAAGGACGAGCTCTACGGTGCGCGCATCTCACGCCACACCACGCCTGGCTTCCACCTGCCGAGTGATGCCGATGCCGATGTCATCCTTGGCCATGCAGGGCAGATGAAAGACAAGAGCACGAACCTCTGGAAAAAAGTCCCTGCTGACCATTACGGCGACTGCTCAAAGCTCGCCCTCATGGGCTTATGGATTGCACGCACCGTGCCTGGCTTCATGTGAGGTATTGACACCCGGCCACCACGATGGCTGCCGTCTCCATTTCTGATCTTACCAGTGACTACCTTTTCCACGCGAGGATGCTTTATCCTGCGAGTGCGGAGAGTCAAAAGTTATGGCTTAGTGACCAGTATCTGGCTGAGGCTGATGACCGCTCTGGGGCTGAGGTGACCAATCTGTCTTATGTGGGCAGCTCACACGCGGCCCAGTTCCGCGCATCGAATCCTGAGGAACGGCGGAACGCTCTGAGAAAAGCCATCGAAGAAGTCGAGGCCACGATTGCTGGCAGTGTGGCTTCCCAATTTGCCAAGCCGTTTGGTTTCCGCCCTGGTGGTGCCTTTAACATCCTTGGTTAGACCTTCCAATGTTTACGAAAAAACCAACACGCAAATCACCGAAGTCGGTGTCATTGATGACACCGATCACCAATGCTGCCTTGCCTACGAGCAAGGGCAGCTATCGCAGTCTGCCGACTTACCAGCCGTGGAGCTCAAAGCAGCTTGAGCAGCTGTCGAAGTCGCGTGATCAGGTCCAGATCTCCCGTTTTCTCCAGGAGAAGATTCCGGTGCTGGGTTACTGCACTCAGGCCCTGCCGAAAGAAGCCATCGGTAAGGGCATCGGCCTGAAGAGCATTTCCAGCAATCCTGAGTTCAAAGCTGCGGCCACGCGTTACTACAAAGCGTGGGCAGACTCAAGGGCGGTAGACCTTCGCAAGGAAGGGACCTTTTACGAACTGCAGGCACGCTGGCTGTCGGCCATCATTGGCGATGGCGAGGCCTTTGTGCAGAAGGTCAGCGACACCTCACCGGCATCGATGCAGTGGTCACTGGCTGACAAAGCCAAACGCCGCCTGCAGCTGCAAACGCTCCTGCGTGATCAGATGACCTCGATGGGCCTGACACGCAATGAGCAGAAAGATTCCCGCTGGATCGAGGGTCTGCAATACAATGCTCTGGACCAGCTGATCACGCTGCGGGTGATCACCGGCGACAACATCAACAGCGGCATCCCAAAAACGATCGATCTAGCTGCCAGCAATGTCTTTCACCTGAAAGAAAGCATCCGCTTCAATCAATACCACGGCACGCCGTTCATCTTCCGGTCCAATGAGGATCTGCTCGATGTGCTGGATCTCAAAGCGATCCGCAAGCACTCGGCCAAGATCCGCTCGGCTCTGCTTGGTGCCACCACCACGCGTGACGGTAAAGCACCCAACGCCATGCAGGCCGTGATGGCCGCTGAGCGTGAGGGGAACCCCTCGGTGGATACTGGCAAACGCTTTGTCGAGATCGCCGAAGGTGCCGTGATGATTCCGCTGGCTGATGGCGAGACAATGTCATTTTTCCAAGGCGGCGAGGCGATCCCGTTCAAGCAGATCTTGGAGGAGCTGACGCATCCCTTTGTCTTTGGTCTGGGTTATCCTGTCGAGTGGATCTTTGGCATGGGTTCCCTCGGTGGCACGGCCTTCCGTGGGGTGATTCAAAAAGTCCGCCGCGCTCATGAGAACATGCGCGCCATGCTCTACCCGTTCCTTCAATGGACTTGGGAATGGGTCATCGCTGATGCCATGATGCCTGGTGGCGCACTGGCTGCGTTTGCCACGGTGGAAGATTGGTCAGAGATCGACTTTGTCACCGATCCCGATCCGTCGGTGGATCTCGGCCGAAACCATACGGCCGACATGGAGCGGCTGCGCGCCAATGCGGGCACCATGGAAGACTACATCGAAGCGCGCACTGGCGGCAGTGGTGTGGAGGTCCGCAAAGCGCGCATCACCGAGAAGATCGACGATGTGAAATTTGCCATCAGCATCGCCACCGGCCTGCCGATGGATCAGATCACGGTGCCTGCCAGCATCGCCACCTTGCTAGCCATCGATCCGATGCAGCTGCAGGCCATGAGTGGTCTGGCATCGACACTGGCCCCAGAGTCCATCGCCGCCGATCTGGAGCAGATCGATCCACCGAGATCACAGGCTTGATTTTGACATGCCGTCTCCGGCATGTCCAAATGGTTCAACATTACCAACTCCGCCGCAGGTTCCGCTGTCATTGATATTTTTGACGAGATCGGATATTTCGGCATTAGTGCCAAAGATTTTGTGAATCAGCTACGCCTGACCACGGGCCTGACGAGTCTGACCCTCAACATCGACAGCCCTGGTGGTTCAGTCGATGACGGCCTGACCATCTATGATGCGATCAAGGCTTTGGGCGTGCCGGTCACGTCCAATGTCACCGGCACCGCTGCCAGCATGGCTAGCGTGATCATGCTGGCAGCTGATAAAATCACCATCGCTGAAAATGGCCGCGTGATGATTCACCGCGTCTCCGGTGGTGTGGTGGGGAATCCTGATGACGTGGCGGCTGCGGCCGCTGTGATGAAGCAGTTTGAGGATCGCATCATTGAAATCTACATGGCCCGCACGGGCAAAGATGAGACGACCATCCGCGACCTGATGAAGGCTGAGATCGGCACGTGGTTCTTTGGTCAGGAGGCCGTGGATGCAGGCTTTGCGGATGAGGTCACGCCTGGTGTGCAGGCCAAGGCCTTTCAGCCGAACTGGATGAAGAATTTCACGATGCTGCCTGTGGCTTTGTTTGACATGCCAACAAACGCGAAGCCCACCGCTCACTCTCCTAAAAACATGAAAGCCCTCCTTGCCCTCGCCTCCCTCGTCGGCCTCTCGCTCAACGGCGACGAGACCGAAGACCAACTCTGTGCCGCCATCGCGGCCCACAAGCCGACTCCACCGAAAATGGAGCTGAATGTCGAAGACCCTGAAACCAAGGCCCATTTCCAGAAGCTCGTCGATGAAGCCACTGCCAGCCTGAAAACTGAAGTGACCAATCTCACCGCCCTCATCAAGAACGGTGCCGCTGGTGCTGCTGGTGCCGGTGCTCCAGTCACTGCTGGTGCTCCAGCTCCTGAGGCTCCCACCATGAGCCGCAAGGCCTTCAACGCACTCTCCCATGCTGAGCGCAATGCCTTCATGGCCACGAATGGAAAACTTTCCAACGACTAATCCTCAAACAGCAACACCCCACACTCCTCTAGAAAACTACTATTATGGCTAACGACATCTCCCTCACAGGTCTCACTGAAATCCTTTATGCAGCCCGCGACATCGTCGCACGCGAGCCGAGTGGCTTCGCCCAGGGCGTCATCGTCAACGGCGGCTCTGAAGGCGTCTCTGCTGGCGGCACCGTCACATCCCTGCGCACCACAGAGCCAACGCTTGAAACGAGCTACACTCCAGCCATGACGCCTCCTGACGCGGCTGACATCACCACCATCGCTGACACGCTCTCTCTGAGTCTGTATGCAGGCGTGAGCATCCCGCTCAAAGGTGAGCAGTTCGCCCAGCTGGCCGCCACCGTCGGTGCTGAGCTTGCCCTCCAGCAGCTCTACAAGCAAGGCATCCGCAAGATGATCAACCAGATGGAAAGCTCCATCGGCACTGCCGCCTATCAGGGTGCATCCCGCGCCACTGGCACCGCTGGCACCACGCCGTTTGGCAGCAACTTCAATTCCATCAATGAGCTCCGCCAGATCCTTGAGGACAACGGCTGCACCCTTGATGACGGTGAGCTCTCACTCATCATCAACAGCGTCGCTGGCACCAATCTGCGCAACCTCAGCCAATTGACCAAGGTCAATGAAGCTGGTGGTGACGCTATGCTCCGCCGTGGTGAATTGCTGAACGTCTCCGGCTTCAGCATCCGCACCTCTGCAGGTGTGCAGAGCCACACCAAGGGTGCTGGCACTGGCTACTTGATCAATGGTGCTGAGGCCATCGGCCAGACCTCTCTGACCTTTGATACCGGCACGGTGAACAGCACCGGCATCAAAGCTGGTGACATCATCACTCACGCCTCCGACACCACGAACAAATACGTGGTGAAGACTGGCAGCACCGCCACCTCCGGTGACATCGTGATCAACTACCCTGGTCTGCGCATCGCTGCGGCTGACAATGCGGCGATCACGGTGGGCAACAGCTACACGGCCAACGTGGGCTTCCACAAGTCCGCCATCGAGCTTGCCATGCGCCCACCCGCACAGCCACCCGGCGGTGACGTCGGTGAGGAGATCGCGGTGCTGGTCGATGAAAAGACTGGCCTGTCCTTCTCTGCCCGCCTCTACAAAGGCTACGGCATGAACCAGATCAAGCTCATGGCATTCTACGGCGTCAAATGCTGGAAGCCTGAGTTCATCGCCACGCTGCTCGGTTAATCTCTCTCCTGAGTGTCTTCAGGTTTGTTGAAAACATAGGTGCCGCCCTTTTGGTTTGGGGCGGCATCTTCTTTTTTGACACTGCTCTGACGGTATGATGGCCACCGTCAAAGAAGAATCTCACCCCGATGAAACGCTCAACGGCATCCGCCGCTTTGTGATCGAGGAGGGTGACCGCCAAATCATCGTGCAGCTGCGCCAGATGGCCCGTGAATCCTGTGACGGTGAGATCCACCCAGTGGATGGATTCAGCCACAGCAATCAGGTGGTGAATAACCAGCAGCTGATCTACGCACTCAATCAACTTTCCGCCGCTGCGACGACCAGCCCCCGCCTCCAAAGCTTATGAGCCTCAAAGCCATTCAAGCTGCGATGGCCTTGCAGCAAAAAATCAAAGAAACCTGCTATTCTGGCAGCTTCCGCTGGGCTGGCATTACCTATCCAGCGGCGATCACTCGGGGGTCTGCCTCGCAGGTGGCTATGGCAGACGGGTCTGGCTTTCGCCTGGTGCAGACGCTGACGATCTCGGTGAAGAAAACTTGGTTAACCACTGCCCCACCTGATGGCGGTATCCTGACGATCAATGCTCAGTCCTGGCGCGTGGATGGCGTGGATGGCTACGACTCGGGCGATCTCAACTGGCGCATCACGGCCACGCAGTTTTCTCAAAGCTCATGATCATCACGGCCAAAATTGACGCCTCACGGCTGCTGAAAGTTTTGGCACAGTTTCCCTCTCAAACGGCGGCTGAGCAAAACAAGCTGCTCAATGACAATGTGCGGCTGCTGATTAGCTCCTCGGGCAATGTGCCAGGGCTGGTGCAGATCATTCCGCCGCATTCTCAGGGTGTGAGTGGCACGGCTGCCAAGAAGCAGGGTGAGGGCGCGGTGATGCGTGATCTGAGCCGCGTGTATGCTAACCCGGGCACGGTGTATGCTGCGATGAAGTCGATAGGGGCTGACGGGCCTGCTGCAGCTTATTGGGCGGCGTGGAAGGTGAAGGATGTCTCTAAGATGCAACGCATCGCCGATTCTGTGCCGAGTCTGCCGTCTCAATTCAAAAGGCATCGCAGCTTTGATGGCGGCTCTGAGCATGGCAAACGTCGAGGCCGGAATGGCCGCGTGAATGGCATTAAGCCTTCCTTTGTGGTGACTGATCCGGCTGCGCTAAAAGCGTATCGACGCCGCAAGATGAAGAACGTGGGTATGCTGGCCTCTGCGGTGCCTTCGGCTTACAGCGGCCGCTTCGGTGCGCTGCGTGGTGTGCCTGCCTGGGTGAAGCGTCACAGTGCCCCAGGTGGCTATGTGCGTGACCAAAAAACCAGTGCGGGACGAGTGGTGAAGATCGGCATCACTAGCCGGGCGATCTCTGACATGCAGCGGCGGTTTAATTACGTGCTGAAGTATCGCGTGGCAGCCATTCAGCGGCAGCTGCCTTTCCTTGCCCGTAGTTTAGAAAAAAAACTGGCTGCTGGTTTAACCTGATTTTTTTATGCCTCCCAATACTGAATCCCTCATCCCTCAATTGCTGGCCAATTACGTGCATTCACGGCGCGCTGATCTGAGTCTGCCTTCCTCCACGCTGCTGCCGTTTGTGGTGGGTCCGACGACAGCTGAGGCCACCTATCCACGGGTCATCTTCCTGACCTCAACGGTGGAGATGATGCACCCGAAACGCTTCAAGCTAACGATCCTGGTGGAGTTACAAAATCACGAGAAAAGTGATCCGGTGCAGGAGAATACATGGACGGCCGGCATCCGCTACATTCTAGCAGATGTGCAGGCATTTAGCACGTATCTGCGCGGGCTGACTTTGGCGCAGCGCACTGGCTGGAACATGATCGGCTATCGGCTGGGTGAGAGTGATCTGAGCCTGATCACGGACTCAGCCACACGCACGCGCAGCACGGACGTGATCGTCACGGTGCGCTCAGATGAGCTGGCTCCAGATTGACATCTTGGGAATTCTGTATGCGCAAACTTACCCTTCTTCTGCTGTCCGCTTTTGCCGTCGTTTCCCACGCGGCTGACCTCACCATCACCGCTGCCAATGTGGTGCCCTCCAACAATGCCGTGGTGCGCTATGCCACCGCTGGTGCCACCATCGCCGCAGGTCAGCTGATCTATCTGGATGCAGCTGATGTGGATGTGAATAACTTTGGCAAGGCCAAGCTTTCTGATGCCAATGGAGCTGTGGCTTTGCGGGTGGTCGAAGGCATCGCGGTGAACTCGGCTTCCTCCGGTCAGCGCATCTCTTACGTTTCTCATGATCCGGCCTTGGTGATCGCGGCTTCCGGTCTGACGACGAACATGGTGCTGATCAGCTCGGGCACTGCTGGTGGCATCGCCCCAGTGGCTGATCTGACCACGGGCTGGTTCCTGCACGCGGTGGCCGTGGTGAAGAACGCCACGACCGTTTATTTCCGCGCGCCTGGTCTGGTTTCTAGTGCTGCTAACTAAACGCTCATCTTTGACCTCCATGAATTTCACCGGCCGCTGTAAATCCATCACGACTCACGACACCACGCCAGTCTCTGGCAGTGTGCGCCTGCAGGCTGATTCGGGCCAATACATCGACGTGGCTGTGCGCTCGGCTGACTGGCTGGCTACCTTTGTGGTTGGTAAAGATTACACCGTCACGATCACTGAAGTCTAAAACATCCCCACTCATCCCTCACTCCTCTTATGCCTGCTCCCACTCCTCTCATCATTCACGGTTCGGCTGACTCTCTCAACGACTTGCTCGATGAGGAAAACCTCGACGTTGAAGATTTTAAAATCAAATTCAGCCGCCAGACACGTGACCGCACGAACCGCTTTGGTAACCTGCGCCGCCGCGAGTATTTTAATCCGATGACGGCCATCAGCTTCACGGCTTTCGTGGTGACGGCTGCAGGCCTCGCGGCTCAGCATCCCGGCACACGTGTGATCTCTCTGGCTAATTTTGCTGTGGAGAAACGCGGCTTTGATCCAGCTGTCGGCACCATGATGCTCGATGACGCTGAGGACAGCTACACGCTCACGGAAGATCTGAAGACTTCGATGAATATCACGCACGCACCGTTTGTGGTGACTGCGTAAAACTCCCGCTTAGACATCATGAAGAACACTGCCGCACCGGCTTACACACGCACCACCAGCGTGGAGCTGGCTGCGGCTTTGTCCGTTATAGGGGTGCAGGTGAAGCCTGATCTCAGTGAGGACCGCGTGAGTGGTAAACGCTGGGAAAGCCTGCTGGTGAGTCTAGACACGCTGCCAGATCCGCAGGGCGAGCAATTGCCCAGCCATCAGACGAAGCTGGTGATGTCTATGGTGCAGACTGGGCAACTGCAAGATGCCGATCCGCATCATCCGGTGCTGGATGCTCTGCGAGCCTGTAAGGCGGCAGATACGCTCATCGAGTGGACTCGTAAGGCAGAGCCGCACCGCCAAATGAAAGTCAAGGGCGCACAGCGATGGCTGCTGGCTGATGGCCAGTTACCACCCAGCATGAGCAGCATGCCGGGTCTGCTGGGCACGCGTGACATTAAGCTAGCGGCTTCTCTCCTTGTCCTGGGCTTTCAGCTGCTGCGGCTGGAGGGCTCCGCGCCTGAGGTGCTCTTTGTCTTTGGGCAGGCTTTATTTCTCCCAGCTGAATCTCCGCAGATCCTGCGCACGGCTTACCGAAACGGCAGCTTGGCGGCGGAATCCCCTGAGCATCCGCTGCTGTGGATGATGCAGGCTCTAAGTAATCGTGAGGCCATCCGTGACATGCTGCGGAGCCGTCAGCCGCTGATTCTGATCCGCGCACCTAATACAGGCCGCGCGAGCCTAGTCTCCAGCAATGCCAAAGGTAAGACGATGGACCGCGTGAAACGCCACCTGCAAATCCCATGAACACCGAAGAAATCCCCCTGCACCCCTGCGACTCCATCGAGGTCGAAGAAGCTGCCCATCTCAACCTTGAGTCGAACGGCTTTAGCGTGCCTGCCTCTGCGCCGATCATGATGGATGATGATGATGAATCTGATGCCTCCAGTAAAAAAACGAATTTAGATGCTGATTTTGGAGCCTTGCCCTTTTTCTGGAAGGGACGTGAGCTGGCTCCGTTTGCCATCGATCGTGAAGGAGATTGGAATCGGCACCGTGAAGCCTTGGAGGATGGGCCTTTGAAAGATCTGATCCGCCATCCGTTTGCTTTGTTACCGGACGCCCTGCGGGTGATTTGGTTCTGTGCTCATGAGCCTCGGGAATGGCTGTCTATGCCAGGCATGATCCAAGACAGTGAAGGCAACTGGAAGCGACTGACTCCAAAAGAAAAAGCTCTGAATCTTGAGGAAACCATCCGCGCCTGGTCTCGGGAGAATATTGATAATTCTGAGCAAGCCCTGGTGGTGAGCTTATTTTACGACATCTACCAGCGCGCCCAATCCACCCGCGCCACGTCACGGCCAAACGCTCAGCACGATGCCTCACGCGAAAAAAAATAGCTCGGCCCTGCCTGAGTGCCACCTACGTGTCACTTGTGTCCAGGGCCTGTCCTTCTCTCACCAATGAAGACTTCATCCGTTATCACTTACCGCAAGAACGCGGCTGGGCCTACATCCATGAGTATCTCCTATCACAAGGCGGCGACATGCGCTGGCCGCAGAGTCAAGACAACGCCGAAGGCCGCTGGTGGCAAAGAATCCTCAAAAGTTTGAAATCATGATCACATCAGAAGCCTTTTACATTTTAGAGGCCTTTGGCTTTGAGTTTGTTGGCCCTGATAAAAAGCAGCGGGAAAACTGGGTTTATCTGGCAAAGACTGCCACGCAGGATGTGGTGATCTCACTGCCGGAAAATGCCTGCACGGAGGAGCTGCTGGAGGCCATCGTGGCTACGGGCCGTGCGCAGAATCGTGAGAAGGTGCGGGAAGCGCATCAGCGGTGGCTTGAGACTTTCAAAGGCTGAGACGGCTGAATCGTGTCAATGACACGGGCCATTATGTATGGCTGCAGAAATTCAATTAGGCTGGAACAATGGTAAGCTCGAATCAGGAGCTAAAGGTGCAGCTTCGATTGTCGATAGAGCTTCAAAAGACATGCAGTCTGCTCTTGGCAAGATTGGCTCTATTCCTACGCCTGCATGGATTTCTGGCGGCTTAACTGGTGCCGCTGCGGCGGTGACGGTGGGAGCCATTAAGAATCTGGCCGATGAATATGACAACCTTTATGACCGCGCTCAGCAACTCAATGAAAGCCCGGAAAGCTTGCAGCGTATCGGTCTGCAAGCCAAACTGACCGGCAGTGATTTGGAGACGGTTTTTAAGGCTCTTCAAAAAATGAATCTGGAGATCCGTAAGGGTGCGGACAGTGATGGGAATCAAGCTTTGAAAGTTTTGGGCATTGATGCGGCTGCGTTTGTGCGTCTGTCTCCAGAACGCCAACTGGCTGAACTGGCTGAAGGCTTCCAAAACGCTCAGAAGAATGGCCAGGGATTCACGGAGGTCTTTGACCTGATGGGCAAGAAATTTGGTGATCTTTTGCCACTGCTAAGGACTAGCAAAGAGACGCTGCAGGAAATCGCCGAAGCTCCAGTCATCAGTGAGGAGCAGCTCATCAGCATTGCTGAGGCTAATGACGTCATCGACATCGCCACGAAAGCCCTGAAAGATTTTGGAGCGGCGACTATTTCAGGCACGATCCGCGATGTGAAAAGCCTGATCGGTGCTTTCACTTATGGGCCTGAATATGGCACCTACACTGAACGTGTGGCAAAGCTGCAAGCTGCTATCGCGGGTGCTGCTAAAGAACAAGCTGACGCTAATGAAGTCAGCCGTGATGCGCAGCGTGAGGCCGATGCGCTCAATGCTGAATACGAGCAACTGGCCGCTGAATGTGAAGCTTATGAGGAAGCTCAGGCAGACGCTAACAAAGAAATCAAAAAGGGCGGCGAAGAAGCCACTAAAGCCAATGAGGCTTTAACAAAGCTGCAAGCCACGCTGAAGGGTGAACAGACCCGAACACTGGATCTGCAGTTAATCGACCTTGAGAAGCTAGAGCTTGCCAAAGCTGATCTGGCTGACATCGAGCGGCAACTGGCGGCCGTGAAAGGCCAGAAGGGTGGCGAGTCGCTGACGGCTCAGCTGGGTATCGAAAGAGAAAAGAAGAAGCAAAGCATCCTGACTTTAGAAGAACGCATCAGGGATGCTGAAGCCCAAACAGCTGAGCAAAGCCAAAAACTGACGTCTGAAAAAACCAAGCAGGAATCTCAACAGATCAGGAATCTGGCTTTGTTTGATTTGGAGCTGGATATTCTGGAGGCACAGGCCCGAGGTCAAGACCGCAAGGCTGAGAAGCTACAGCGTGAAGCTGACATCATCGAGACCACAGCGCGCTTGGTGAATGATCTAGGCCTGAGCTATGAAGAGGCGAACCGCAAAGCTGAGCAGCTGGTGAATGCTAAAGCTAAGACTGAAAAGCAGCGTGGCGGTAAAGATGACAATAACCGCAGCACAATCCAAGGCTATTCCCAAGATCAAGGCGGAATGAATGATGCGCGTGATCGTGCTCAGAAACGAACGAACACATCTCGTCAAATGTATGATGAGTCTATCAACAAACATTTCGGCAATTTCAGCCTGATGGATAGCAAGATCAGATCTTCTTTAGATGAGAATTTTGGCGGTCGTAATATGCCAGATCCAAGCACTACCCGAGGCCTGCCAGCCGGTGGCCGGACGCCTGCGGCGGAGACGGCTAAGGATGGCGGCATGACTGAGCTGACCTCGGCCTTTGACGCTTTCGCTACTAAGACAACAGAAATTTTTGAACGTGCCCTGACCTAGTATGCCTTTACCTCCCCAAGTGATTTCTTTCGGTGCTCTGGAAGAGCAGATCGGTGGCCTGCGCTGGCGGGTGCGGCCGAATGATTTCGACTCCTGCTTTTACTCTGTGGATTCCACCAATGAAGCCTTTGTGAGCCCAGGCGCATCCATGCCGGGCTACCCGATCATGAAGGCTGTGGATGTGGCGGCCAATCAATTGGGTGATGTGTGGGTCTTTGATGCGGAATACAAGGGCTTCAAGACTGCATCAGAAACGTGGCGGCTGTTTCAGCAGTCTGAGAACACGCCGAGTGAGGGCTTTGACTCGATCAGCCTGTCCATCGCCACGCGCACGCCTGACGATCCGATCTTTGCCCGTGGTGAGCTTTCCCCTTTAGCTGGGGCGCATTCGCAGATGTATATCATGGATGTGGCGAAGGAGCCGACGGAGATCGCAGGCTACACGCTGCTGGCTTTGCAGCTGCGCGGCCAGATCGGTAGTAAACCCTACACGCGCCGCGTGAATGCAGCAGCACAGACGTTTTCGCCATCCGTCAATTGGGCCATGGCTAATCAGACGAATGCGCTGGGTGAGACGGTTTATGGCTGGCCCTCCGAAGGCTCACAGCCTGCTGAATTAAGCATCCCGAAGCTGGTGGTGAGTGATTCATTTGTGACGATCACAGAGCCGCCGTTTGGCGGTATTCCGGGCAATGCGATTCCGGCGGATGCGCCAGATTTTACCGAGTTCACTTTCTGGACGACGGGCGGCTACCGCTACCACTGGCCGCATGGCTGGCGTCGGGCCTCGATCAATTCGGAGCAGCTGCCAGGTAAGCAGGTCTGGTTTGTCACCATCACCTATGAGGCGCAGCAGAAGATCCTCCCTGAATGATCCAGAAGCGGCCAGTCTATCGCCTAAGAGCTGAGCGTGGCATCGCTACGCTGCGCATGATGCGTGACTTTGCTGCGTGGTTAGGGCCGAGGCTGAGCGCGCCTTTCGACATTCATTTTGCTGGTGAGCGCGGCCGCTCCGAAAACACGTCTAACCTCACGAGTGTGGATCATCATTTAGCCGGTGGCAGTGGCGGTCCTGCGGGTCCGCCTGGAGATCCGGGGCCGCCAGGCAGTGATGGCCCACCGGGAAGTGCGGGAACTCCAGGCACACCAGGCGCAGCGGGCACACCAGGCACACCCGCACCACCTGTGGGCCCGAAGGGTAGAAAAGGCCCCAAAGGCAGCAAGGGTGGCGTGGGTGAGCGCGGAGATGCGGGGCCAGCCGGTGAGCGCGGAGATCGCGGAGATCCGGGGCCTGTGGGAAATTCTATTCCGGGCGCACCGGGGCCTGCGGGGCCGCCGGGCAGTATTTATTATGAGGGTGAACCGGGACCCCCTGGGGCACCGGGGCCAAACGGTTCACCGGGACCTGCAGGGCCACCGGGGCCACCCGGCACGCCTGGCACAGCTGCGCCTCCAGGTGGCCTAGGCCCGCCAGGTAGTCCTGGGCCTCCCGGCCCTGACGGGGCTGATGGTGACCCTACCAAGACAGCTATCTTAAACACGCCGCTGGGCATCTTTGGCATGGCGGCCGTGGAGATGCCTGAGGCGCGCTTCCGTGAGCAGATCAAGGTGGTGCTAAGAAAGCGCACGATGATGCATGTCATCGATGCGCGCTTTCTTGGCAGCATCGAGCCTGAGTCTCTGCGCATCGTCTCCATCATCAGCACCAGCCCGGTGACCTTGCAGCTGAAGGGCTGGCGTCTGCACGTTTCTGCTCAGTGCCCTGCCGTGGCCACCATCGTGGTCTCAGGCGTGCGCCGTGGTTTTTTAGACGCGCGTTTCCCCACTTTTACCACTGACCAAATGCAGGCCAATGCCGACTTTTACCGGAGGGCTCACCGCTGATGGAAGCCCGTCGAAAACCGCTCAAATATCGCCTGCCGCCGAAAGGGGTGCTGAAGGTGGAGTCACTCAATGACTTCGTGATGTTCATGGGCAAAGCTTTGAATTTCAATGTGCATTTTGATGGGGCAACATCTCAGGTGCGCGCTGATGGCAGCATCTACATCAAGGGCGCAGGTGGCGAGGGTGGCCCCGGGCCAAAGGGACCTGACGGGCCAAGCGGCCCAACCGGGCCACCGGGCTCAGCCGGTAGCAATGGCATGCCTGGAGCCCCCGGCGGCAATGGGGCCAGCCCAGTGGCCCCCATCGGCCCAGACGGTGATCCCGGTGAGATGGGAGATCAGGGGCCCAAGGGGCCAGCAGAAACTGAACCGGGGCCCAAAGGCCCCAAGGGAGATCCCGGTCCGCCTGGTGATGACCTAGCGGGACCAGCCGGACCACCCGGAGAAATAGGTGAGCCAAACACAACCCCTGGACCAGACGGGCCACCCGGCCCACCCGGCCCACCGGGCACGCCTGCCTTTGAACCCGGCAGCCCCGGAGATCCTGGAGATCCCGGCACAGATGGTTTTAGCAGTAACGGTCTGCCGGGTGATCCCGGCCCACCCGGCACGCCTGGAGAAGCGGGTGATAAATTTGCCATCGTCACGATCCCTGACGGGCGGCACGTGGGCCTGCATGCCACAGAGGCCTCACGGCCGTGGTTTCTAGATGAGATCACCTTTCGTGTCCCTTTCTGGCGCAGTGTGGTCACCCTGCCCATCGATGCGCTTTTTATCGGCAGCATCGAGCCTTCTAGCCTCTGCGTCATTCAGACCAGCGCATCGGCCATCGGTGCCCAGATCATCGGTGACAGCCTGCGCATCACGGCCAGCCCATTCCGCCTCTCCAGCATCACCGGCGTGATCACAGTGGCAGGGCTGCGGCGTGGCTTTAGTGACTGGCATTTCAAAAGCTTCACGGCTGATCAGCTAGCCCGTAACAACGCCTTTTATTCCGCCGCTTATGGTTAGCCAAAAAACAACCTATCGCTTCAAACGCAGCACTGGCTTTGCTTACGTCTCGGACTTTCGGGACTTTGTCAGCTTTGTGCTCGCACGGCTGCAGCAGTCCATCGCCAGCCCGAATGTGATCAAAATCACTGAGAGGCATGATGGCTTTCATGTCTACTTTGATCCCGCTGCAGCCACCACCGGACCTGAAGGCCCTGCGGGACCCACAGGGCCAACTGGCGGTGCGGGGCCTGCGGGAAGTGCAGGCACACCGGGAGCCCCCGGAATCCCCGGCATCCCCGGCACCGCCGGTGGCAGTCCTGGGCCACCTGGTGATCAGGGGGATAAAGGTGACCCAGGGGATGCAGGTGATCCCGGCTCACTGACGCCTGGCAATAAAGGAGCCCTCGGGCCACCCGGCCCACCTCAAACGGTCGCAGGTCCTACTGGTCCGCCTGGACCTGTGGGGCCTCCGGCTGGTCCTAGCACCACACCGGGCCCGCCTGGGCCTCCCGGACCGCCTGGAAATCCTGGCATAGAGGCAGAGGCAGGCCCTAAAGGGCCACGCGGGACTGATTACGGCATCTCCTTTGGCCTGCCTGGTTATGCAGGTAGTCCCGGCCCTCCCGGCCTGCCTGGTTCCAAGCTCGCCATCGTGCAGTCCTGTGATCAGATCGTCGGCCTGCATGTGCTGGAGGCTCCCGAGTTTCGCTTCATGGAGATCCTGCCTTTTTCATCTGCTGGTGATCTGGCCTTAGATCCCCGTTTACTCGCTGCCTGTGAGCCTGACAGCCTCACCGTCATCGGCCTGGTCACAGCACGGCCAGCCGCCACGCGTGCCATCCTGCACCATGACCGCGTGCAGGTCATCTGCCCGCGCGGTATGACAGGCACCGTAACTTTATCAGGCATTGCTAAAGGTCACGCATCACGGCGATTCCCTGAATTCACCGCAAACCAACAAAACCAAAACGCCGCCTTCTGGGCGTCTGCCCTCATCGCCTCATGACTCGTAATCACTGGTATCACAGCCCAGCCTTTCTGACCCCGAAAGAATGCACCATGCTCATCAAGCATGCCGTGAAACACTACCCGGCCAAGCCAGCCGTCGTCGGCCATGGCGGTCAAAGCCGTGTCGATGCCACCCTGCGCCGCTCCACCGTGCGCTGGCTGCGCTACGATGATCTGGATCTCTTCTGGTTCTTCCGCCGCATCGAGGGCGAGATCCTCCGCGCCAATGCCACCTTTGGCTATGATCTCCAGCACAGCAGCACCGAGTGGCAGCTTACAGAATACGACAGTGCCGACCGCCAACTCTACGACTGGCACCAGGACAGCAGCGAGCTCTGCAAAGATCCCTTTGAGCGTAAGCTCACCCTTGTGCTCCAGCTCACCGACCCCGCCAAATACGAGGGAGGCACCTTTGAACTCAAAGGTGATCCTCTACCTGAAACCCATTTTAAAAATGCTGGTGATCTCCTCTTTTTTAGAAGTGCCCTCTGGCACCGTGCCACCGAAGTCACCCAAGGCAAACGCTACAGCCTCGTCAGCTGGATCAAAGGCCCGAGACGGTAACCGCTAACCAATAAGATCATGACCATCATCACCGAAAAACTCACCCTCTACTCTGAGGATGGAGACGGAAACCATCCGGCCAGCCTCATGCTCAGCATGGACGGCAGCCAGCGAGACTGCCCCGTCACCTTTTGGCAGGACGGCAAAGCGGTCTTTTCCATGGGCAACGATGAAATCCCTGCCTTTATTAAAGCTCTCTCTTTGCTGAATTGTTCTGCTTAAATGAAAGAGCGCATTTTGCACATCATTGCCGCTGTGATTCTAGCGGCCTGTTTTATTGCTGGCGTGTGCATCATCTTTGATGTCTTGCACGCGATGGACTCTAAGCCGAACAATCGCAAACAACAGCCAACCACCGCCAACGGCTCCTTCCATTTTGACACCGCCCCCAGATCGTGGAATCCGCGATCTTCGTCAACCTCTCCAAATACACCGCTCACGCAGCTATCACAGGGGTTGCTGCTCCGACCGTTGATTGCACCCTGCTCGCTGAGTGGCAGGTCAGCTTCTCCTTTTTTGTGCCCGGCTCCGCCGCCGCTGCCCTCAGTGGTGCCACCTTCCGCTTTGCCCTTAAAGAGACCCCCACCAGCAGCCCGCTGATCTTTAGCAGCAGCCTCACCAATTCAGGGGCCGTTTACACCGCCGACTTCAGTAGCGTCGATAGCACCGCCCTGCGCACCCTCATCGGTGATCAGCCCACCATTGACGTCGTCGGTGAGATCGAGTGGACCCTCAGCAGCCGCCGTGAGCGCGTGCATTTCCCTGTCACCGTCACCAATGCCTGGGCACGTCCTGACGACGCCGCGCCCGATCCCGTCGCAGCGGCCAGCATCGTCTGGTTCAATCAGCAGCTCGCCGCCAAAGTCACCGCTGGTGGCTACTTTGAATTTCAGCTAGCCGACCTCACGTGGGTTAACTTTGCCCTGAACACAGGCCGTGCCCCCAACTAAGCACCAAGCACCAAGAACCATGAACAAAGTATTTCTGCTCTGCCTCTTTTCAGCCTTCATCCTTCACCCTTCAGCCTTCAGTCAGACCTCCGGCCAATCCGTCATCGATAAAAAGAACGCCACCTCCGGCTTCACCCGTGAGGCCTTCACGCTCGGCAATAGCCAAGTCATCGGCCGCACCGCCGCAGGCACCCTGTCAGGCATCACGTTAGGCACCGGGCTGAGCCTCACGGGCACCACCCTTAACTCGGCAGGAGGTGCCTGGGCAGACATCACCGGCAAGCCCACCTTCGATGAAAATGGAACCCCTGACACCGTCGCTCTGCGCGATGAATCAGGTGGGCTTTTAGCCACTCGTTACAGAGCCATTCAGACTGGAGGCACCTATGTCAGCACCCTTTCTTCTGGCGTGTTAGAAATGGAAAACCAAGGCTCATTAAACATCCTTTCAGTGGTGCCACCGGTGTCTTTGGCTGGCAATATCACCGTCACTTGGCCCAGCGTGGGCGGCACCCTGCTCAATACCAACAGCAGCCTGCCCGCCGATAATCTCACCGGCACCATCGCCACCGCTAGAATGCCAGCTCTAACCGGTGACATCACCACCACAGCGGGTGCCGTCGCCACCACCATCGCCACCGGCGTCGTGGGTCCGACACAGCTAGCCAGCACCGCCGTGACCGCAGGCAGCTACACATCCACGAACCTCACCGTTGACGCTGACGGTCGCATCACTGCCGCCAGCAATGGAGCGGCAGGCGGCGTCACCAGCATCACCGGCACCGCCAACCAGATCACCGTCACCGGCACCACCACGCCGACACTATCGCTACCTGCAACGATCACGGGCCTCACCAGTGTGACGAGCACCTCGTTTGTGGGCGCGTTGACAGGCACGGCTAGCGGCAATCTCGTTTCTGGTGGTGCTCTCGGCACCCCAAGCTCAGCCACTTTGACCAACGCCACAGGCCTGCCACCCGATGGAATTTCTAGCACTACAGGCACAGGCTCTGTGGTCAGATCCATAGCACCAACCATGACGGGAGTGACAACTATGACGGCAGCAAACGTTGGCGATTTACGGTTTCAGGCGGGAACGGCTGGGTCAATTATCAATCTTCATTCTAGTGACATTTTGTTTAAATCGAATGATGTTTTTGCCTTTAAAATTTACGGATCGAGCAAAAACATGGTCGCGGATTCATCAGGTTCATTCGGCTGGTCTTCATCGACACCTTTCGGATCTGATGCTGTAACTCGAATTTCACGAGACGGCGATTATACGGTTGCCCAACGCAACGGAGTTAACGCCAACACCTTTCGCGTGGCCAACACATATACCTCAGCCACTAACAATGAGTATGGTGTGCTAGACTGGCGCACGACCACAAACACCCTGCGCATCGGCTCCTCCAAAGGCAGCGGCGGCGGCAGCAACCGCGCGGTTCATTTCATCATGGGGGACGCAATCGAGATGCGATTTGATACCGACGGCAATGTCGTGCTGCCTGCTCTTCCCACCACAGCCCCTGCCACCAGTGGTGCTCTCTGGCGAGACTCTGCCAATGGCAACGTGCTGAAAGTCGTCCCTTAACAAACTAAGACATCATGAAACTCCTGCCTTCTCTCCTCGCTGTCACCGTCACGCTAGTCATGCTGGTGGTCTCTCACGCGCAAATCATCCCCGTGACCGAGTCCACTCAAGACCCGGCGCACGTCGTGGCTGAGGCCATCGCGCAGGGATGCAATGCGGCCCTGACTGACCGCGTCAGCCGCATCAAAAACCTCTGGGAAACCCTCTGGGAAAATGAACGCGCCACGCCCGCCCAGATCCTCGCGGCCCTCGGCACCAATGCCAGCAAAGTCTTCCGCGCCGCCGCCCTCGCCCGCACCGACCTTGAAAGCATCGCCACGCTGGCAGGCACCACGCCAGCCATCCTACTCGGTGATGCCAAATACCTCACCCCCAAACTTGCCATCACATTTCATCAAGATGGCCGCGTTACAGTGACCAATCCCTGATACCACTCTCGGTCATGCTCACCCATCTCGCCACTCATGCCACCGAGATCAAGCTCACCCTCGCCGCCTTGCTCGGCTTCAGTGCCTGGCTAGCTGATGCCAGTGGAGATCCCAACGTCAAAGGCTGGGAAGAGATCGGTCTCAAGGGGATACTGCTCTTTGCCGTCTATTACATCGGCCGACTCTTTTTGTCAGCCCAGCGCGAGCACAAAGCCGAGATGAAAGAGACCTGGGACCTGCACAAAACCGAGTCCCTGAAACGTGAAGAACGCATGGCCGAGGCGATGACCAAGCAAACCGTCTCCTTAGAAAAACTCTGTGAGATCAGCCAGGAGCAGGTCGAACATTTCCGCGCCTTCGTAAAGTCTGCCGTCGATGAAAAAATGAAGCCTCACTGACCTGACCTTTGAAGCTCGCAGAGCCTAGGAGGTTTGACATCCTGACCGGATTGTCATGAAAACCCGCCCCATCGCCCTCATCCTGCTCTTGGCCATCATCGGCTTCATGCTCGCCGCCGTCACCAGCTGCTCAAGCCTTTCGACCAGCACGCAGGCCAAGCTCGACCAGGCCAACGCCAAATACGAGACCACCACCGGCATCAGCCTCACCCAGACCCTAGGCCTCATTACCCAATGGTATCGTGATTATCAGCGCACCAAATCTGCCAACACGCCTCCAGCTCCCGAGCTGCCGAGCAAGTAACCAAGCACCAAGCACCACGCACCAAGAAGTCTCCCAGCCATGAAAACGCTCATCAAATTTGCCACTCGTTACCTCCACCCAGCCCTTGCCAATTACAAGACCACCCTCGCAGGCCTCGCCATGATCCTGCATGCCTCACTGGTCATCGTCGATCAGACCGTCGGCATCGCCAACGGCACCGCCGAACTCAGCCCTGAGCAGCTCATGCTCGCCAAAGCCGAGATCCTCGGTGGCGTCGGCTTCATCTTTGCGCGCGATGCCGACAAATCCAGCCAGCAAAGCGGCATCCGCAAATAGTCCTTTTGATCCAGCATCACCCGCTCCCACTCCCAGCCGCTACCTGCACACCAGGCAGCGGCCTTTTTTTTGACAATCGTCTCAAGTCATGTCCACCTCTGCCAAGATCTACGCCGCCGCCCTGCCCTACCTCGGCACCAAAGAAACCCCTGGAGCGGCCACAAATCCCACTATCACCCGCTGGATCAAACAAGCTGCCACATGGCTCGACAAAGACGACAGTAAAACCCCCTGGTGCGGAGCCTTCCGAGGTCACCTCGCCATCGAGACCGCCACCGGCTGTCCCCCTGAGCACTACCGCGCCGCCGCCTGGGCTAAATGGGGTAGCCCCATCGACATCACCGAGCCCCTCCTCTGGCAACGTGGTGACACCATCGTCATGACCCGCCCCGGCGGCAACCACGTCTGTCTCCTTGACCGCATCCAAGGAACCAAGGCATTCTGCCTAGGCGGCAATCAAAGTGACGCCGTCACCATCGCCCCCTTCCCCCTCACCCGAATCACTCACGTCCGCAGATAGCCGTCCCAGCCGTGACGCATCCGCAACGCGCCTCCTCCATCCCCTTTAAATGCGATGCCCTAGCACGCTTCGAGTCCTGTCTCAGGCACCACTGTAGCAGGGGGCTACAGGGAGAGGATACCCTTTAAAACCGACTGAATCGGGTTGAATCGTGTTTTTTAGCGTGACTTGGGCGTGACGTGGTCATAGGCTGTGGCCGTGAAAATACGGCGTCGGATTTATGCTTCGGGAAAGGTGGGTTGGCAGGTCGATCTGGGTGAAATCGAGGGGAAACGTGTGCAAAGATCTTATCCGACAGAGGATGAGGCTAAAAAAGCGGTGAAAAATGCGCAGGAGGCTCAGGCTCGGCATGGGGCTTTGGCAAGCTCGATGACGGGTCGAGAGATGGCGGAGATTGTGCTGGCACGGGAACGATTGCTGGTGACTGGGGCGACCATTGGGCAGGCGGTGGATTTTTATCTGGCGCACGCGAAGACAATGACTAAGCCAATGCTCTTGGCTGACCTGGTGGAGACGTTTCGTGATGCGAAGGATAAGGCGGGATGCTCGGAGCGATATTATCGGCAGCTTGGGGTATCGCTGGGATCTTTGGCGCGGCATTTGCCTGCGGCAATGGCTCACGAGGTGAAGCGTGAGGATGTGGAAGGCTGGCTGCACTCGGGATCGTGGGCGGGTCGCACGCGGAATGGGTATGCGGGGGATGTGAGCGCGATGTTTAGCTGGGCACTCAAGGAGGGTTATGTGCGGATCAATCCGGTGGTGGAGATCGATCGCCAAAAGACCGCCGAGGGCGAGATCGGCACGCTGACGCTGAGCCAGTGTGAGCAGCTGCTGCGGGCTGCGGTCGCGCAGCCGGACATGATGGGCTTTGTGGTGCTGGGGATGTTTGGAGGATTGCGACCGGCGGAGATTGCGAGGCTGGACTGGAGTTCGGTGGATCTTGACGCTGGCACGGTGATTGTGGCTGGCAGCCAGGCGAAGACGCGTCGGCGGCGGGTCGTGGATCTATGCTCAAATGCGGTGGCATGGATTCGGGCCGGTGGCGTCGAGATGAGTGGCAAGATCTGTGGCCCGTGGTGGGATGCGCGGTGGCGGTTATTCCGCCATGCTCTGGGTTATGCTGTGGGCGCGGGTGAAAAGCGAGTCAAGCGCGCTCAAGTTAAGCCTGTGCATGGTGAGTGGCCTCACAATGCGCTGCGGCATACGTTTGCCTCGATGCACTATGCGCATCATCAAAATGAGGCGGCTCTGCAGGTGCAGATGGGCCATGAGTCGGCTGCGATGCTGCACCGGCATTATCGAGCGATTAAGACTCGGGCGGAGGCGGCGAAGTTTTGGGAGTTGAAACCCTAGGACGGAAGGTGAAGGATGATGGATGAATTCACCGACGACTTACTGGCTGTGCCGTGCGCAGGGATCTGCGACTGAGGGGCCGTTTACGTTGGCTCAACTGCGGGCGATGGCTGACGTAGGTGGGATCACGGATGAGGCTTTGGTTTGTGAGCATGGACAAAAATCGTGGAATAAGGTGATGCCGTTGATTAGAAAACCGACTAGTCGGATTTATCGTGAAAATCGCCGTGTGCGGGCAGGTGGTAGTTCATGCTTGGCGGCTGTGGTTTTTTTGATTGGTTTATGCATGCTGATTAGTCCGTTATTTTTGATAGGCTTGGCTTTTATTTTGGCGGCTGGACTTTTGCAGACTCGTTACGTGACACAGTTTTTTTGCGGGTCCTGTGGGAATGATGTGGCGGCGACGAGTGGCCTGTGCCCGACCTGCCATTGTGATCTTGAAGATAAACCTGAAACCACTCATCAGAAGATGACGAAGATCTTTTGGTGGATGCTTTATGCGGTGATCTTCTTTTGCATTGGCTTGATGATCGTCAATGGTCTGGCCCCAAAGTAATGGGTATAAAAAAAAGGCCCGTGCTACCACGGGCCTTGAATGATTTTGGTTGAGATGCTTGGGGTTAGGCTTCTTTTTTGTCTTGGCTCATCACAGGTTTTAAGCGCGCTAGTGCCGTTGGAGGCTGGTCGCTGGTGTCTGTGACCAAGTCGTTTGCGATGTGGATTTTGTTTGGCCCCGCTTTCACGGTTGGGGCTTGAGGCTTTAACGGTGCGTTTGTGCTGATCTCACATTTGAGCACACTGTTTATCCATTCCCTGGTGCTGATGCCTTTTTCTTCAGCGAGGGCTTGGATTTTATTCCATTCTTCAAGACTGAATTCTGGATTGATCACAGGTGTGGGTTTCATGAGTATTTGCAGTAGCTGTAAGGCTGCACCCGTGATGGGTCGCTTGGATGAAAGCCAGCCTTTGACGGTTTCTGCACTGACGTTGAGGTCTTTGGCGAGATCGGCTCGACTTCGGCCGGTATGCTCTAGCCACTGATTGATTTGCTGAGGGGTGGGGGTTTTCATAACTAGTTAAAATCGGGCCAAAGTTGCAATTTGCAACTTTTTAATTTGACGATGTAGCATATTACCCCATTATGGAGTCGCAATCTGCAACTTTACAAAATGAAAATCGCTCTCGAAATTACTCCCGATAATACACTCACTGAGCAAGATTTTGCGGTGATGTGTGAACTGGCTGAGGCTGATGGTCAGACGCCGGACAAGTGGGCGGCAATGGCTATAAGAAAGGCAATTTACTCCCCATCAACCAAATCAGAGGAGGAGGCAGCGTGAATCACACGACTCCAAGACAACGCCGCCTGCGGGCAGAGCATGAGCTTCGGATGGCCACGCTGCATGAGGCGGCGAGCATGATCCTCGGTGGGCTGATGATGATCGCAATCTTTATCCTTTTTGCCTGTCTATGAGCAAGTCTCAAAATACTCAAGGGGTGGCACTGGCTCCAACTAAAGTGGCTGCTTTTATCGAGGTCCGTCGAATCGCTCGTGAGCAGATTCAGGTGATCTCAGATGTGGCATGCAAGGATCTGACTCTGGAGCAAAGACGGGCTTTGGATCGGCTCTGCGACCTGCGCAATGCGCTCACTGAGCTGCTGGCTCTGGCTGAGGCAGCTTGAGCAAGGATGAATTTTGAAGGCTGAAGAATGAAGGCCGCAAAGGGCTAAGGAAAACAAACCAAAATCGGAGGAACACGATGAGCTACGCGAACATGAACACAACTCTGGCGCAACGTCGGGTCGATAAATCAGGACAGGGGATGCTGGCATCACCTGCTCTTTACATGCTGGTTTATTTCAGCGTCACGGAGGCGGATCGCCTGCCCTGGCATAAGCTGACGGCCCAAGTGGCTAAATGCGGGGTGACTCTGCAAGACATGCAGATCATGCATGATCTGGGCTGGGTGGATCTGCAGCAGTCTGCGACCACGAAGGTGGTGATCAGCATCACGCCTGCGGGCAATGAGGTGGTGCGCAACTTGGTAACCTTTTTTCAGCTGGGAGGGCAAGGCCATGAAGGATGAAGCTAGAAGGATGAAGGATGAGGGCGTGGAGCCTACGGCGGAAGCGGTGGCGGTGGTGTGGCCTGTGGCCCCTGAGGCGGAACGGCTGAAACTGCTGATGCGCGCTAAAGCGGCAGTGCTGAAAGCTCCCCAGAAGCAAAGGAGGGCACGAGCATGAGCATCGCTTTCACAGTCATTAAATGTGCGCCGAAGCGCAAGCCTGCGGTCTCCCGATCGGTGCTGCGATTGGTGGCCTTTTTGTTAGGCCTCGGGCTTGGGATGGTGGGGCTGATTTATTTTTACCTTTTTTCCAATCTATGAATACGACTCAAATTATTCCGACACGATCGGCAAAACGACAGTTTCAGTTGGCAGCGGCTGACAGTGTCCTCATTGAAAAGGCTCAGAATCCTGAGTATTACCTGGTGGATGGTGTGGGCGGTCCCTGCTACATGCGGCTGGATGAATACGCCCAGTATAAAAAGCTGTGTGCTGACTGGTCTGCTGCCGGGAGTGATCAGCATGATGCGCCTGGTCCGATGATGGCAAGTGAGGAGGAGGTGGCGGAGTTGGAGGCAGAGCAGCGCAGGCCGCGATCCTATTTCAGGTCTGCCTTCCGCGAGATCGAGCACCTGGTGCTGAGCTGTCACCAGTCGATCAGTGAAGAGGAACGTGATGACATTATCCTCACCCTGTTGTCGAAGCTGATGCCTCTGCGTGAGGCGGTGCTGCGCGCTGAGGAGATCTGGGAAGAAGGGAGGGCGGCGTGATGAGTGCGACGATTGAAACTTTGGCTGAAGAGGTGCGGGGTCTCAAGACGCTGCTGGAGGCTGTGGCGAAGGTGCTGCAACCGGCTGCGCGATCACGTCCGATTACGGCGGGTGAACTCATGATCCGGTGGGCTGTCGCGGGTGCCACGCAGCAGGATCGGCTGGAAAATCTAAACATCATTTGCAAGAAGCGTGGCCTAGCCAGAATGCGTGACACGCGGGGCATCCATGCGACTTACATGGTGGCGGACGTGATCGCGGCGGAGGCTTATGCGTCCGGCAAAACTCAACGCAGAAGGAGGGCGGCGTGATGAGCAGCAAGCGATCTGTGAAAGTGTGCTCGTTTCAATCAGTGCAGGCGAATCAGTTCCGCGCTGAGCTGGAGGCGGCGGGGCTGAAGCGTGCGAAGGTGTGCATAAGTGCTGTTGAGGGTCTGGTCATTCTGGCCCGTGGGCCGGTGGTGGCTGTGAAGAACTCGCAGCGAGGCAGTTCGAGCCCAGTGCATTCAATGGGCACGATCATTCAGATGGGCTTGGCGCGCTTTGATGTGGCAAGCAAAAGCTATTCTCTGACACCTGCGGGTGTGGAGTATCATGAGCAGCTGCAGGCAAAGGGCCTGACGGAGTCGGCTCTGCAATGCCGGGCACGCATCAACCAATTTGCCCAGGAGGTGGCGGCATGAGTGAGCTTCTCTATAAGCTGACGCCGGAGGCTCTGGAAGCTGAGGCGAAGCATTTGAACGAGACGACTTCGGCCCTGCTGACGCAGTGGTCGGCGGCTTTGCTGAAGCCTGGTCTGACGATCGAAGAGCAGGAGGCTCTGATGCTGGAAATCAAACTCAGTGCGGTGTGGATCACGGTAGGCCTGAACAAGCGGAAGGAAGCGGCCAAGCAACGTGAGAAGCTTCAACCGTGCTTAGAGCTCTGGGCACGCATTGCGGGGGATGTGTCTTTTTAGATTATGAACGACTTCTCCGATCTGGCTGCCCTACGCACGAACCGCACGGATGGTGCGGGGCCGCGCTCTGGGCGGGTGACGCTGCTGTCTCAGGTGCTGGTGGCCTGTGTGACGGGTCGGCCTGCGCTGATAGATATGGGGATTAGGGCATTGTTTCTCATTGGCCGCATCGTGCCTGGTGTGCAGGTGGATGTGGGTCGGCGGGAGCTGCGGCGGGTGTGCTTAGAATCAGGCACGGCTCTGCATGGGGTGGGTCTGGGTGAGGTGTCTCTGGAGGAGCGGCAGCACGTGGCGGAGCTGGTGCTGGGCGGTGAACGTGAGCCGCGCCGTGTGGGACGCCGTGTGAGTCTGCTGGCTTATGCCTTTGAACGTGGTGATGGGGTGCGCAGTGTGCTGCCATCCTTTGAAGCCATTGGTGCCCTGTGGGGTCTGAAGGCACGCAATCAGCGGTCCGCGGTGTGTGCGGCGATGGATAAGACGGTGCGCCAAATGGTCGAAAAAGGTCAGCTGCGCTCCTGTGACTATGAGCAGATGACGGAGCTGTGGTTTGCGAAGAAGCGGGTGACACGGGAACGCTACCACGCGGCCCAGATCGGGAATGAAAACCGAGTGCCGAAAGCTGCGCCTGCCGATGATGAGGATCTTTCTGAGAGTGCCAGTCAAGCGGTGAAGAAGGAGCATGCGGAGCTCATAGAGGGCGTGCCGGTAAAGCC